GCAGCCTCCTCTTTGTTAGCCCACGCTTCCGTGATGCGTTTCGTTGAGACCATAGAATATTTTAGATTTCCATCTATGTCTCGTTCAGTCCAAAGATTCGAATGCTTTGCATCCGCCTCTAAAGGACAATTAAAAACCTCTTGGTAAAAACCACCTCGAGGATTTGTTGCTCTTACTCTCCACACACCCATTATGCAGCCTCCCTTTGCTTTAAAAAATCAACTAGAGTAATTTCATGCTTGAATTCGAAACCCATCATAGCACACTCGTATGCTTGTCCGATTTCGTTATGTGACCAAGCATTGTCACTATGTACGATGAAATGATCTCCCATCATAGAAGAACGTAAACCATAAAGCTCACCATCAATTTCATGTAAAGGTGCAAGAACACGAACGTTATCATTCATGTCAGGATTGTCATAGAACTTTTTGCTCCATGAACCCATGATGTTTTGTGTCCATCTGTAAGCATATTCACAAGCTTCTGACTCTGATTTAATTTCAGCAGGAATTGTAACTTCTGCAACTTGAACCGCAACTGCTTCTTCATCAGCAGGGTGGGGCATATGGATTACTGTAACTTTCATATTCATCTCCTTCATGATATAATTATATACTACACTAATTCATATCGAATGTACACAGTTAATTTGCGGTTTTGCGCATTTTTTTTAAAGTGTTACATTTTTGTCACACGTTCTGCCCATAATTTTTCAAAACCTTCTCGACAATAAACCAATCTTTCATGGTTTCCCCATAGTCTTTTGAGGTATGAATCTTTTATTTGTCTTACTGTTTCGTCAGGATAATGTGGATGTATTAAAAATCCTTTTACTGCGTAATGTAACTCATTCGCAAACTTTCTCTCTTCGTCGTCCATCGATATCTCCTAGATGTTTCGAGTGGACCTTCAGACCTATGAACTCATTATAATACATGGGATCAAAAAGAACATCTTTGTCAAATTGTTCTTTTGCTTCATAGTATGATAATTCACCTTTAGTCTTGCATAATCGCAATACTCTTCGAATGAACCTGTCGCCGCCATGAGATTCGACTAAACCTTTTACTTCTTCATTACTTCCATAGTAATCTTTCCAGTCAGATTCTTTTACTTGTACTCGTTTACGTTTCTTGCCTTTGAGAGGCGGCAATCTACGTTTTGACCACAATAGCTTCTTACCAATGTATTTCTTACCATTGGATTTATCTTCTAGTTCATAAACAAAACCGACCCACGACGAGAGTTCATCGTGAGTCGGCTCAAAAATTTTATCATTGTAATACCACATTCATCTATTTATTCCTCGTCAAAGTACTCCTCATCAAGGTCGATAGGAGCACCACATAGTGGGCAATGTTCTGGTATATCGTCTGTATTTAATACTTCTACTACTGTTCGTCCGTCGCAGACGGGGCACTCAATGTCATGATTTCTTTTTGGCAATTTTTATGCCTCACACGCTGCACAGTTCATGATATCACGAACTAGCTCCTGTGCGGGGTTAGCTGATCGCTGATAATAAAAAGTCTTCACACCTAGTTTCCATCCTTCGATGAGCAATGCGTTTACGTCTTTTGCCGATACATCTGGATGGATTAATATATTGAGAGACTGTGCTTGATCGATATGCTTTTGGCGAGCAGCTGCCTGTTGTACAATAATTAGTGGTGATATTTCAGAGAATGTTTTAAATACATCCTTCTCATCTTGTGTTAGAAAATCAAGATGCTGGACTGAACCGCCACGCTTGAGAATTGATACCCATGTTTCCTCATTGTCTTGTTCATGCTTTGCAAGTACATCTTTGAGATATGGGTTACGGTATGTGAATTTACCTTTGGCTAAATCTTTTGTAAAGTAATTAGATGCAAGTGGTTCAATCGAAGGTGACACTTGACCTAGGATAAAAGATGACGATGTTGTGGGCGCAATGGCGGCGACCGTGAGGTTCCTCAGGCCATATCCTTTCATACCCTCGGGCTCACCATACTTCTGTGCCAGATCTTGAGATGCTCTAATAGATCTTTCTTTTATTTCTTTTGCTATCTCTGCATTTAATAACATTGCATCAAATGATTCGAAAGCAATACCTTTTGATTGTAGATACGAATGCCAACCGAGTTGACCTAAACCTAATGCTCTCCAACGTACAGCAAAGTTATGCGATGATTCCATGAACTGAATGCCACGTGTCTTACGAATATATTCAGTCATGACTGCATCAAGAAATGTAATCATTGTTTCAACAGCATCAGTGAGTTTCCACTCATCGTATGTCAATAGATTCATCGATGCTAGGTTGCAAACAAATGATTCATCATGTGCTGATGGCAATGCGATCTCGGAACAAAGGTTAGATGCCCATATTGTTCGTTCTTTATCTTTGAGTACTTGAGGCTTATTGTTGTTTACTGTATCTTTAAAAAACAAGTATGGATAACCAGACTCACGACGCTTGCGTAGGACTCGTGCCCATACAGTTCGTTTGTCTGCATCTCCATCAATCATTGATTGCATCCACTCGTCACCAATAGTAACTCCGAGTGATAGATTCTGAATAGTAGAACCTTCTTCTCTCGTATCTAAAAACTCTAAAATGTCTGGTGATTCGATGTCTAGATATACAGCACAAGATCCTCGTCTCACATTACCTTGTGCAATAATATCTACGGTTGTTTCTAATAGATTTGCAAAATGGACTGGACCGTCTGCCGTACCGCCTGTATTGATTGCAGTTCCACGTGAGCGGAGTGAACCAAGATACGCAGATGTGCCAGCACCCATTTTAGTTTGCATACCAACCTCAGCAGTTTTACCTAGGATCGATTCCATTCGATCTTCTACATAAACTCCGTTACATGAGATAGGTAAACCTTTTGTTGTACCAAAGTTTGACCATACCGGACTGGATAGAGAGTAATAACCTCTTGCCATATATGTGCAGAACTTGTCTGAAAATTCATAAGAATTTAAAATGTCTGCCGCAGCTTCTCCGATATCTCTAATACGTTCTTCGGCGGTCTTATCGCCATCGATGTACCCACGACTGAGAAAGGTGCGTGAGTCATCGTTAAGCCAAAAAAAGTCTTTCATAATATTTCCTTAAAATAAGTCGTCAGCAGATATACCTTGACCTTTTGCATATTCAACAGGCCGCTTCTGAAAGAAGTCAGTCATGTTAGCGCCATATAGTTCTTCGTCAAACCAGAACGTTTCATCTACATGTGCTTGGTCATATACAATTTCACTATTGTCAAAGCCAATCTGATCTAGCGAATCCGCCATACGCTTGGCAATGAATGATTTTAAAATAGGTGCACTCAGTCCTTCAACTTCGTAGTCTCCCATAATCCAGTCAATGACTTTACTTTCAGCACGCAATGATTCTATACACTCGTGTTGAATACGTTCTTGTAGTTCATCGTCAAATAAGTCTGGATATTCTTCACGCAATGTTTGAATTAGTTTGATGCCAACTTGAGCATGTAACATTTCTTCGTTGCGTGTATATTGTACTTGTTGTGCACAATCTTTCATGACTGCCTTATTACGGTTCATGTGCATGATAATATAGAATTGGCTAAACAAGCTTACGTTCTCTACAAACAATGTAAAGAGAATAATAGAATAGACGTATTGCTTCTTGTCATCTTCGTAATGCTTCTCAAGATACTTACGTAGATAATCTACACGACCACGGATTACCTTCTCATTCAGGTTCTCTTCGAAGACGTGTGTTAAATGCAATACTTCTAAAATCTTTTCGTATGCCAAGTTATGGATAACTTCTGAGTTAGCCATGGCATAACCTAGATCCTTTATAGATGGATGTGGTAAATGTTTACCTACATCTGCCCAGAAACTTTTGACCGCAATCTCAATCTGACCAATAGCAGACATAGTTTTTACTATGACCTCTTGTTCTTCTTTTGTTAAGTCTGTTTTAAATTGAGAATAGTCTGAACGAAAATTAAATTCGTCGGGTGTCCAGAACCCTTTCCAGATAGCATCGATGAACTGCTTCGTCCACGGATAGAGATCTGGTTTGCGTGCGATCTGTTCTGTAAATAGCATGCGATACTCCGTCTAAGCATAAAGGAATTGCTCCCGCAAAATCGGCCGATTAAGCGGCATTCCAGGTTTAAATTGTTTTTGATTTATTGATATTATATATCAGATTGCAAATCTTGTAAACAGCTATATGAGCTATTTTTAGAAAAAAAATTACTATATTTTGTAAAAAAATTTATTCTTTTTCTTCTACTGGTTCAGGCTCAGTAGGTGTTACAGCTTCTTCGTAATATGCAATAATAGATTGCTGCTGCTTGATATATCGACGTAGATCACCTATGCCTAATGCAAGGTTCTCATAACCCTTAGGAGTGATAGCAATAAAAACTATCTGGCCGGTTTTAGTCTTGACTTCTTCCAGCTTCGCTTCTAAGTTTTCTTCTGTGATTACGAACCAATCGACGGGTGGCATTTCAACTTTCGCAGGACGTTCTTGGACCGGTATGGTCTTCTCAACGTACTCAGTCGTTACCACTACCTCCGGTTCCACTGTCCTCCCCAGACACCCCGCTAGTATCAACGGGCTCATCAGTAGGAGGAGTAGTTTCTTTTTCGATACGATCGATGAGCCTACCGACTGCTCTATCGATTCTATCTTCGAGTCCTTGTGCATTTGTTAATGCCTCCATAGTCAAATCGATTTTAGCAAAGACACCTCTTAACTTATTCAAATGTTCATTTGATTGTTGTAGTCTCTTTGATAAATCTCTGTTTAGTTTTTCGTTCTTCTCAGCATCGGCCTTCATAGTATTTACAGTATTCTGTAATGTCTCGGCTGCTGATTTAAGCTTGACATTGTTTTCTCTCAATGTGTTCATAGTTTCTTGTGACCATAGATAATAGCTGTATCCGCCATAACCTACACCACCTAATAAAGAAACAAGTATAAAAAATAAATATATCTTAGCCATTACTTTGATGTATATAGTCTCTAAAACGTTTTAGTAAGACTGTCCTTTTCTTTGATCGTCTATCAGTTACATTAATAGGTTTGAAAGCTCTACGTGCATGTGGCGCTAAATCAATGCCACCTCCAGCAACTGAGTTTGCTGGTGCATCTTCTTCCATTTCTTTTTTCTTCTTTTTCATTTCAGCTGCCTTAAGTTCTTCTTTTGCCTTTTTGAATATACTTACAACTTCTGCTTTATTCATAACCTTCGCTCTTTGCTCACCAACAGTAAGTATTTGTATTTTTCTAGCGTATGGTTTTTTAACCTTTTTTACTTTAGCAACCGTGGCCTTTGCATCAGCCGGAGTTGCAAACTTTATACTAACAGTATCTTTAGGATTTTCATCCGTGTAAAGTCTTCTATCAGATCCTTTTGGTTTCTTACCTGTGCCTACCTTAGGATCTGTCATTTTGATATCTCTGAAACAGTTAAATAAATTTTTCTTTGTGTGCGTTGATGTATAGCTTCATAAATGTCTAAGCCCATTACATCTCCAACAGGATAACAATCATCTAATATTCTAATCTTATCTTTTCTTTTGACCAGTTCATCGTGTGATTCATTTAGCATTTTATCATTTAATACGTGATAAACGCCTGGTGAAATTTGTTTTTCGTCTAGCATAAACCACTGTGAGTTTTCATTAATCAGATCTAATGCATCGAATCCTGATTCTTCTAGAACCCTCTCAGGGTTTACGCCATACTTTTCTTTTAATAAGAACAGAGCGGAAGCGAAGGAACCGACTTTACCGCCTGGTATTAATTTTTTTATATTATAAACTAGTCTATGAAATAATGTATACGCACCTTTTTCTTCTGATGTTTTTGGGTTTTTAAGTTTTTTACCCTTAGCATCTATGATGCCGAGCTTAAATGCTTTGCTCTTATCAAACGAAGTTGTTAAGAGTTTTAAAAATCTAATTGTATATACCAGATCGCCGGCACGTGTCAATATGCTCATCAGATTTTCCTTAACGCTTCAATTGCATTCTTATCCATTTTTATATCAACCATCTGAGTATCCTTAATATGTCTAAGAAATACTAAAAATGGTTTGATTACTTCTAGTTGCTGTTCATTCATCTTAAATAATAAAATATTCAAGGCTGCTTCGATACCAAATACGTTAAAGATAACTATTACATGATTTAGTATCAAGCGATCAGATAACTGACCTGTTTCTAAGTATCGGTTAACTAACCGCTTGATGTATTTAAACCTGTTCAGGTCCTCGTTAAACTCTTCAGCATCTATTCCTAATGGACTATAATAATTCTTGGCCGCATATAGGAACAAGTTCGCATCATTTAATTCAATTTTCATTTTCTACGTCTTTTTCAAAATACCTTTCATTGTATTTATTAACGTAGATTTGTTTTTGCGACGGTCTAGTTCAACACCATTTTCACGACCAAGAGCTTCTAATTCTACTTTGGTCATGTCTTCTAGATCACCTTCATTCAAAGATTCAAGTGTTGGTGCTGGTGCCGGATCAGCTTCGGTCAACATTTGTCCACCTTGCGCTGCATGCCACTCATCAATTTGTTCTTGAGTAAAATCCCAACGCACAATAATCCGACCATCTTCTCGTTGCCACCCACGTAATGTAGGTACGCAATTTGCTGGTCCTTCAATCATTTATTTTTCCTTTGTTACTGTCATAGTTTCTGGCTTTACAGCCTTTCTGTTTATTGCATCTTTTGCCTGATTAGGTACAGTTCTCATTGCATCTTGTGCATTTTTAGCAACAACTTTTTCGTGGTCTACTGCATCAGCAGGTACTTGATTACCATCATGGTCTTTAATCCACTGAGCTGCTGCGGCTGAGATATGATCTTGGCTTTGATTTACTGTATCTGACTGATCATCTTTTAGTTTCTTATCAGCAGGAATCATTTGCTCAGGAGCTACTGCATTCTGATTAACTACATTCTTTTCCATGATTCGCTGATAGATTGGCCACTTAGTATCTTCTTGTGCCATGTTACTATCTGAGTTTGCACCTTTTTCACCATTCTGTTTTTTCTTTTTAGGGTTCATGACAACTTCATCTTCACCCATTTTTTTCTTCATCTTCATGCCCTTCGGAGCTAATTCATTTTGCTC